TAGGAAGTATCCAGACCACAGGTGAATTTTCTAAACTTCAGCTTTCCTGCTGCTATCTGATCCTTTACCCACTTCGCAGATACCACATGTCTCTTTCTGTCGAAATTCGGGAAGATAAGGCCAGTTGCTTTTCCTCTGAGGCCCTGAATCTTATTCTTATAAATCTTGGTTCCTTTTGGAGTATTCTGAATGATCTGCTGCTTCTTTTCTTCCGGAAGTCCTGCATTATCGTCAAAAGAAAAGAACCAATGCACCCAGCCGGGTTTTGGTTCTTCTTTTAACTCATCTTTTATTTCCTGTGGTGTGCTGCCTTCCCACTCCGGGAGTGGTCTGCTACAGTTGACATATTCTTTATAGATATCTAAAGATGGATCATCAGGGTTTAAGGTTGCCATAAGGTAATCGCAACGCATGGAAGATTCTCGGACAAAGTCAATGTCTGCTGTGTTGATCTCGTCTATATAGAGGCATCCGTACTGTCCGCCAAGGGCATCTTTCCATTTCCGCTTATTGCCATAGCCGACAACAAAGATAATCTTGTCTCCTCCTGGCGCATGAAACAACAGATGTGGCATCTTGTATTCTCCGGATCCATTTCCTTTGTACTCTACCAGAATGCCAAAATCATCTAAGATTCCTAAATCTTTATTGATGATGTTTTTCTCTGCTGCTCCGGTGTCATCTGCTGCCAGAATGTGGAGTTTCTTTGGAGACTCTGCAACTCTTAGCATAAATTTGAAAAGACCTACTGTCGTTTTCCCCGCAGCTGTTGTCCCTTCAAGGAACTCTGCCGGGGCTTTATGTCTCAGAAAAGCTTTGTACTTTTCAGAAAGGATCAAACGTTCCGCGCTCATTATCCATCGCCTCGGATCTGCTGAAGGATATCCTCAAGTTTCTTCTTCTCTTCATCCAGTCCGGATACTTCAACTTTATCCTTGAACATGCCAAGGTGCCGACCAAGAAGTTCAAGGGCTTTCGTTTTATCATACATCTTAACTTCCCTCTCAACTCCTTCTCCGTCCTTTGTAGGAAAGCGTTTCACCTTAACAGAAGCAACAGCTGCAACATCCTCATCCGTAGCATCTTCCTTGATTGTAGCTTCATCAAAATTCACCAGTCCTTTTGGATTCAGCAAAGCGATCTTTGCAAGCTCCATAATGATACGGTCCTGATTGATTCCTGTTCTTTTTGAGCGCTCTGCCATAGCTTTTTCTATACGTGCGCGAATTTCAGGTTTTTTAAGGTTTTCACTTCCTATGGATCCGGCTGTATCTGGACTATACCCAGCTCTGATAGCGGCTTGAGTGGCATTCAGG